CGGGCGTGGGCAAGACGCCACGGCCAACTGGGACGCTGGCCAGAAGTACCGAGCCGAGCATCCCACCCCGGTTCCTCTCGGGTCACAATCGCCAGCTAGGCCGACAAGCACGCCCGCCCCCGCTGCCACTGGTGCCGCTCAATCAATCGCCCCTGCCACGCACGGCGACCAGTACGATCCGGCTAACGCCCAACCCAGTCTCCCGCCAGCCCCTCCCGCCGCGCCAGCAGCTGCTTCGCCTTCCTATGGCGAGGATCCCATTGCTGCCAAGAAGAAATCGGCTAGAGACAAATCGCAAAGTGATTCCGATTTGCAGACCATGCGTGATCATTGGCTCTCTGGGGCCACCACTGGCAAGTCCTACAGGGAGCATGTGGGTGGCAAGAAGTTTGTAGACCACACCCCAAGCCAGATGGCCGACGAGTACACGGGCGAACTCTGGAAGCGACTCCATGACGGTCGGTTGTCGCAGGCCGATTACGACAAGGCAGTCGCCGCCATGGACACCGATCTTGGTTCTTCTAAGGGCAAGCAATCGCAGCTGGCAATGATCGATGGTGAGATCAACAAGTGGCAGCGAGCCACCTATGGGACGTGGCAGGGCAACGGCCCGCCCGCCAGCTACGCACAGCACATCAGAGACTTGCAGGCTTTGAGGCAGAGGGCAGCTTCTGGCGATCCTGGGGCACTTGCTTGGAAACCTAAAGCCGCAGCCCCCGCAGCGCACGTAACTTCCGGCGCTGGCCAGAGCGGCGGTTTTAAGAACAAGAAGTACACGCAGCAGGCAGGTAACGCCCGCGTCACAAACTAGCGCAATCTCGTTTGACACTGTGCTAGTAATACTGTAGAACTGTACACCTATCCCCGGGGTGTGAAATGCAACAGAAGTTCCGTGTCGGTATCTGCACGTTCTCCTATGGCGGCAATGGGGGGATTTCGTCCGAAGTCCCCGACATCCGTGAGTGGGCTGTTCCCACTGTCTCCGCCCTGTCGCAGGATCCGCGCGTAGACAACGTGCAGATGTGGAACCTGTCCGATACGCCCATCACTATGACCCGCAACCGCGCCGTGTTGATGGCCCGGGACTACGGGGTCGATGTGCTGGTGATGGTCGATAGCGATATGAAGCCGGACATGTACCAAGACGGCAAGAAGTTCATCCAGTCCTCGCTGGACTTCCTCATTGACCATTATCCCAAGGGACCAGTGGTCATCGGCGCGCCCTACTGCGGGCCTCCACCCACGGAGAACGTCTACGTGTTTCGGTGGCAGTCGCATCAGACCGAGAATGCAAATCCAGATTTCAAACTGGAGATGTACGACCGGGACACGGCGGCAAAGATGGGCGGCATCCAAGAGTGCGCCGCCCTGCCTACTGGTCTGATTATGTACGACATGCGGGCCTTTGAGTTGACCGAGCCGCAGACCACGGAAGACCACCCGTGGTTCTACTATGAGTACCCCGACAAGTACCAGGCTGAGAAGGCATCGACTGAGGATGTGACGATGACCCGCGACCTGTCTCTCACAGGAACCCAGAAGCTGGGCTACAACCCCGTGTTCTGCAACTGGGATGCGTGGGCGGGTCACTGGAAGCCCAAGTGCGTAGGCAAGCCGCAGGTGATCCAAGCCGTGGATGTCAGTGCCAAGCTGAAACAGTGCTGGACAGCCAACTTCGATAACGGCGTGAAGCTGATGGACCTCCGCCCCAAGTGGACAGTGAAACCTACCGTTGGCTGAATACAAAGCATGCATCCAGTGCGGTCACTCCTATGAGGTGATCCAAGCAAACTGGCACAAGTCGAAGGATGGGTTTCACGCGCGTTGTCGCAAGTGCCGCAATGCCCATGAGAAGAAGGTTCGTAAAAAAAAGGGCAACAAAAAGCTCGCGGAGATTGAGAAGGGAGCGGTGGATCTGTTCATCGCTTCGGCCCGCATCGGCGGAGCCAACATCCCGCATTCGTCTGAACTCTTAGAAGTTTTGATGGAATACTTCGGCGGCGTGCGCGGGTTTGCCAACTGCTATATGAAGCAGCTGTTCGACTCCCCGTCCGGCGGCGCGTTTCGCACCAAGATGCTGGACACCGTGGTGCGCCTAGTCTCCGCCAACACTGCCATGGGTGGAGCCAAGAAGCCACTCACAGCGTGGACTGAGGACGAGTTGGAGGACGAGCTACGCGAGCGAATCCTAGAAGCCGCCACAACGATCACGGTCAAAGGAATCCCTCTGAAGGAGCTACAGCATGGAGTGTCAGACGTGCCGATGGTGGGAACTGATCAGTCTCCAATCCCGGTTTGGGAAGTGTCGGAGATACCCGCCACAGGTGACCAAGGAAGAGGACACGCAGCCGATCACCACCCAGAGTGATTACTGCGGCGAATATGAGAAAGCATCCACAGATCCCGCCGCCGCCGCCTCCTGACGAGCCTGCGGTCCAAGGCATCACGCAGCATGCTCTCGGTCAGTTGCGGGACGTGCAGCTGGAGTTGGCCGAGCGCCGGATCGAAGCTCTGCGTCTGTATGTCCCGATGCCAAAGCAGGAGGAGTTCCATCAGTGCATGGCGAGCGAACGCCTTCTAATCGGCGGAAATCGGTCAGGAAAATCTGCAGCAAGCTTCATAGAGGACGCGCGCGCAGCCACCGGACAAGACCCTTACGGGAAGTATCCGAAAGAGGACGGGAACCTAGTGATCATCGGCAGGAACTGGCCCCACATCGGACTGGTGGTGGTGCCGATGCTGTTTCGGGCCGGGGCATTCAAAATGATAAAGGACGAAACGACACATCGCTGGAGGGCTTTCCGGCCTGGGCTAGACGATGCCTCCAAGGCGAAACCAGCCCCGCCCCTCATCCCGCCCCGGATGATAAAGGAAATGAGTTGGGTGCTGAAGAACGCGGGCTACCTCAATAAGTGCGAGCTAACCAACGGCTGGACTATTAACTGTTTCTCCTCAGAAGGCGAACCTCCCCAAGGATTCCAGGCTGACTTAGTACACATTGATGAAGACATTAATAACGAGCGTTGGGTGGGGGAGATGCAGGCACGGCTTGCAGACCGTAAAGGCCGGTTTGTTTGGTCGGCCATGCCACATTCCAAGAATGACGCTCTGCTTGGCTTGTGCGAACGCGCTGACAAAGCAGAGGAAGAGGGGCGCACGGATTCGATCATTAAGAAGTTTACCCTGCGGTTCTTGGATAACGCCCACATCGACTCCGAAGAGAAGAAGAAGAACATTGAGCGGTGGTCTGCGTTGGGGATGGACGAACTCCGCATGCGGGCGGAGGGTGAGTTCACCACTGAATCGACGCTTATGTACCCGACGTTCAATCCCGCAGTGCATGTACTGCGGCGGGAGGATCTCCCAGCTGGACAAGTTCCGGCAGACTGGACGAAGTACGTGGCGATTGACCCGGGCCATACGGTGCTGGCTTGTATCTTTGGTGCCGTTCCTCCCGACGAGAAGTACCTGCTGATCTACGACGAACTCTATATTCGGCAGGCCAACAGCCTCATCTTTGGCGAGCAGTTTGCCCAGAAGGCAGATGGCCAGCATTACTACAACTTCATAATGGACATGCATGGAGGCATGCTGCGTGACCTGGGGTCAGGTCGTCTACCGCATGAGCTTTATTCAGAGGAGCTAAAGAAGCGGAACATCCGCGCCCAGATCAGCGGGTTCGGGTTTATGCCCGGGTCAGACGACATCCTCGCCCGCACCGCGCTCGTCCGGCAGATGCTCCATGTTAGGGGGGACGGGACCACCAGGCTGAAGTTCTTGGAGGGCACCTGCCCTAATCTGATGCGCGAGATCCGCCGCTACCGCAAGAAAACAACGTCGGTCAATGGGCAGATTTACGTGACCGACGAACCGCAAAGCCGAGGGGAAGTCCACGCCTGTCAGTGCGTGGAGTACCTCTGTGCCTATGAGCCGAAATACCACCCCCCGCCAAAGACATACGGCCCCGATCCTTGGTGGGTGAAATACCTTGCGGATAAACGCCGCAGGTCGCAGTCGTCCGAAGACAACTGCATTATCTTGGGACCAATAGGGAGTAGGAAATGAGTGATTACGTTATGCCCACAGCCGAGGTGGGTGACTGGGTTCTGTTCCGCGCTCACGCGGGTGCAGATGTTGTTCCGGCCATGGTGACCAGGGTATCGTCTCGCACCCTGACGGTGTGGGCTGTGGCCCCCGGCTACGGCGGTACTGAGAAGCAGTCGGTCCACCACACTACCGACCCGGGCGTGAACGATTTCCCGGCTTGGGCGGAGTACGGATTCTGGGAACACAAGGCCCAGAAGAACGCCATTCTCAGCGAGAAAGTGGCAGTTCTGGAGCGGAAGGTGGCCGACTTGGAATCCCGCAGCCGGAAGTAGGGCACTAACCTATAGGAGTATCCATGGAAAAACCGCTGCGCCCGATTGTCGCCCGCTGGATGGAATGCATTAAGCAGGCCCAATCCCACAAAAAGCCGTTCCAAGAAGACGCTGACGAAGCGATGAACTTCTTTGCGGGCGACCCTGACTTTATGTGGAAAGACGGGTATGCCCGGGGTGAGCGCGGTTATAACAAGGGGATGACTCCGCCTGCGTTTCGCATGCAGGTCAACCGTGTTTGGGAAGCGGTGCGGCTGTTTACTGCCGTGATTCACCACCGCAATCCCAACCGCGCGGTCACTCCAAAGGACTACCCGATCATAGGGCCGGAGTTGCTTGGCATTGTGCCACAGCCCCCGGTTCCCGCGATGGGGCCAGACGGCCAGCCGATCATCGGCCCCGATGGCCAGCAAGTGATGATGCCCGATCCCGGCATCCAAGCGTACCAGCAGGGTCTTCAGCAGCAGCAGCAAATGCTGGAGAAGCGAAAGCTCGTCTCCAAGCTACTGGAAGACTATTTGAACTACACACCCAACGAATTGGACCTCAAAGGCCACTCCCGCAAGGTGGTCGAAGAGGCGTTCATTAAGGGGCTTGGTGTCTGGTGGCATGAGCTTTATTCTCCCCCCGGCTCGCAGACGAAGATGGCCGGGAGCTTCTACGACACCATCGATAACTTGGTGTGGGATCCTGACGCGGACGATTTCGCTGACATCCGCTGGGCCGCTCGCAAGCGCGTCCAGCCGGTTGACGAAGTGGCAGCGAAGTTCGGCCTTAACCGGGAGGATCTGAAGGGTCACCTGGAGAGCTACGCTTCCAAGGGCGACAACAACGAGCGTGGCTTTGAGTACAAGCGCAAGTTGGGCAAGACCAACGATATGATCATCTACTGGGAGGTTTATTCTAAGACGGGGTTTGGTGACCGTCTAAAGAATGCCAACCCAGACCTGCGTGGCAAGTTCGATGCGTTCGGCCCCAATTGCTACATCGTTGTGGCGGAAGGCGTGGACTTTCCATTGAACATGCCGGAACAGATGTTGAAGGAAGAGGTGGATGAGTCTGGCGTGTCACAGTCGATGTTTATGGCATCGCAGTGGCCGATCCCGTTCTGGGCAGAACCAGGCGGCTGGCCGTTCACAACGTATGTACTTCACGGCAAGCCGGGGTACAGCTGGCCCATCAGTCTGATTCGCCCGGGGATCGGGGAATTGCGGTTTATTAATTGGGCGATGAGCTTCCTTGCCACTCGCATCTCAATTAGTTCGCAGGTTCTTATCGGTGTAGCAAAATCAGCAGACCCCGATATAAAAGCTAAGATATTGGAGAAGGATGAGGGCGGCTTTAAGATCGTCGAAATTGCTGAAGCCGTTGGTCGCTCTGTTAACGATGTGATATCGGTCTTCCAGATGCCGGGTGTCACATCCGACATGTATCAGATTATCTCTGAGGTCACCGCGCTTTTCGACCGCCGCGTGGGTTTGACAGAGCTAATTTACGGTATGACGCGGAATCAGTTCCGGTCAGCTGCAGAAGCGCAGGTGAAGGCCGAGCAGATTTCGGTTCGGCCAGACGACTATGCAAATCTGCTGGAGGACGCTCTGTCGCTCTGCGCCCGCAAGGAAGCAATGCTTGCCCGCTGGCTGATCGGCCCGCAGGACGTTGCTCCGATGCTTGGGCCAATGGCCGCACAGGCGTGGCAACTCCATGTGCAGGGCGAAGACCCTGAGTCTGTTGTGCGGGAGTATTCGTACCGCGTTGAGGCTGGCAGTGTGAAGAAGCCCAACAACGCCACTCGCATTGAGAACATCACCAATGCGATGCAGATCCTCGCCCCTATCAGTCAGGGCATGCTCCAGGCTGGTCGGCCAGAGCTATTCAATGCCCTGCTGGAAGACTGGGGCAGCGCGATGAACGTGGACGTGACCCGCTACATGGTCCCCCCTCCACCTCCTCCTCCGCCACCTCCCCCTGGTGGCCCG